GGTGCGCTCAGTCTGACCAATGTGGTGGCGGCGGCCACGGTTTCGGGGATCACCTTTAACAATCGCGGGCTGATCACGGCTGCCGTCAACCAGAACTATGTCACCGGCGGTCCTTACCTGCCGCTCGCCGGAGGTACAATCAGCGGCAGTGCGCCCGGTCAGTTGATCGTTAATCGCAACACCGCGGCCATGCCGCCCACGCCCGGTGCCGTTCCGGGGCTATGGATCAATGCTAGCGACACCGATGGACAGGCAAATCTCAATCTTGATTCGCATGGCGGCGCGGCGGTGCTCTTTTTGCGTCGGGCCAATGGTACCGGGCTCAGTCCTACAGCGATCGCCAGCGGCGATGCGCTCGGCAACATCAGCTGGCGTGGTTATGAAGGAACGACACCTGCTTACACGGCGGCAAATGTCGGCCGCTTTCAGCTTTCGGCGTTGCAGGCTTTTACCAGCGTTGCCCAAGGCACCCAGCTAACCGTCGAAACTGTTCCGCTCAATTCGGTAGCATTGCAAGTACAGGCGACGTTTGGCCCCGGGCTGACCGTCGGGGCGCCGACGGCGCAGGCCGGCCCGGTAGTCGGCGACATCAACGCGCAGCGCATCTTTATCAATGGTACGGCGGTGACCGCCGGGGCCGGCGGCGGGGCCCCGGGTGGGGCGGCCAGCCAGGCGCAGTACTATGCCACCTCGAGCACCTTTGGCGGGTCGAGCGGGCTGACGCTGAGCGCCACCGCGGTCACCGGGTTGAATGTTGGCCTCGATGCGCCCGGTGATCTCTATTATCGCGCAGCCGGCGGCTTTACCCGCTTGCCGATCGGCACCTCGGGTCAGCTGCTGAATGTCACCGCTGGCTTGTTGCCGGCCTGGGCCACGGTTGCCACCGGCACCGGGACGGTCAGCGCCGGCGGTGCGGCGGGGAACATCGCCCTTTACACCGCCGGCGCGGTCGTCGGTCCGTTTGTCATGAGCCAGGATGCGGCGATCTCGGCAACCGGTGCGGTGACCATTCAGCCTGGTGTCGTCACCTATGCCAAGCAACAGAATGTCGCGGCGTCCCGGCTGATTGGCAATGCGACCGGCAGTCCCGGGCTGCATTCGGAGATCATTCTCGGCACCAACCTGAGCTTTTCCGGCGGCAATACGCTGAACGCGGCTGGTCTGACCAGCGTTGGGCTGACCGTGCCGGCCGCCTCGTTGTTTGCGGTGACCGGATCGCCGCTGGTGGCTAACGGCAGCCTCGCCCTGACGACCACCGGGACCAGTGGTGGCATTCCGTTTTTCAATACAACCGGTACGGTCAATACGAGCGGTCTGCTGGCCGCGCATGGCCTGACCCTCGGCGGCGGTGCCGGAGCGGCACCCTATACGATTGGGCTGGGCACGGCTAATCAGGTGCTGACCTCGAATGGCGCCGGCGCCGACCCGACCTGGCAAACAACGACCGCGGGCAGCGGCACGGTGGTCGCCAGCCCGCAATTCCAGCTTCCCTATTATGGCAGCGTCGGCAGCGTCGCGAGCGTCCAGGGCCACCCGGCGATGAGTGTGACCGCGGCTGGTGCCTTGACCATCAACGCCAACATTACCCCGACCATCGACGATCCGATTGCCGGCGCGATGCTGACCTTGCAAGAGGTAGACGGCACTTCGCCTGTCGTCCAGCTCAATTCCTTTGGCGTCGCACCGCAGATCATCGGGGTGCAGGCCGGCAACACGGCGGGATCGCCAAGTGCGGTGGGTGCCGTACCTCTGTTAAATATCCAATGCCGCGGCTACGACGGTACGGCCTGGTCGGCGGGGCCGACTGCGCGGATCGCTTTTTCGCCGATCACCAATCCATGGAACAACAGCCCTGGCGATCACAGCACCCAGATCATATTTTCGACGACGCCGATTGGCTCCGTCACGATCACCCAGCAAGCGGTGATCGGCGGTACCGGGTTGGTGGTCGGTGCACCGACCGCGCAGCCGAGCCCGGCGGTCGGCGATATCAACTGCCAGCGGCTGTTTGTCGGCGGCGCGCTGGTCACCTCGGCCGCCGATGCTTATGCCGCCGTCCCTGCGGCGGGCAACACGCAAGCAACTGCGACGCCGCTTAGTGCCGGGTTCAACGAGATCACCAGCGGGTCGGGTGGTGTCGCGCTGCCGGCGGCGCCGGCCGCACCAGCGACCTTGACCTGCAAGATCCGTAACAGCTTGGCGGTTTCGGTCTTGGCGTATCCGTTTAATGCCAGCGGCGCCATGATCAACACGCTGGGGGCCAACGCGGCGATCACGGTGCCGGCGAACACCACCGCCTATTTCGAGTCGGGTGGAACCCTAAAGTGGTTCACCATCCCATGATCAAGCGAGCTTCCCGCCGCCTGCGCGGAGGCCTGCTCGCTCTATGCTGCTGCGTGCTGTGGGCGGTGACCTGCTATGCGCAGACCACCGGGCAGCGCCCGAGCCCGCTCGGGCCGGGGCTGACCAGCAACCCGACGGTTTACAACCCCGGCACGCAATATCCGATCCCCGACCAGCCGATCTATCCGCAGATATTCTACGAAGGTCATACGACAAGCTGTGCGGTCAATTCGACCTGCGGCAGCATCAACGATTCCGGTAAGGTGCTAGTCGCGACTGCCCCTGGCGTGACCTTCACATTGCCGGCGGCGGGGCAGTCCGGCACTCTGGCCTTTAGCTTTGGTTACGACGGCTCCGATAGCTACACGCTGACCTCGACCAGCAACATCTATGGGGGATGCGGCGCCAATACGACCAGCGCCATCGGGGTTAACAGTGGCGTCACAGTAGTCCCGGACGGCGCAAAATGGCTATGCTTGGCCTATGGTCCGCCAGTCGGTTCAGGCGCCGTCACCGGCATCGTTTTTGTCCAGGGTGCCGGCGGCAGTACTGCCAGCGCCGCCGGTGTTACATCACAAACCACTTCACTGCCTGGCACTGTGGCGGGGAATTTCTTTGTGGCGCTGACCAGCGCTTATTGGACTGGGGCCACTGGCTTGTTTCCCGCTGCGTTGACCGCGACGACCAACAATGGCACGGCATGCTTTCACGCGGGGGCTACTTACAATCATCCGGTCACCCCAAACCTGTTAACCGACATATCCTTTTGTCCAAATAATGCGGCATCAGGCGCCGTCACCTTTACCGTGACGGCGACGACCAACAACATGGATTATGCCGAATTATTGGTGGCGGAATTTTCCGGGGTGACGGCGACCAGCGGCGCCGACATAGGAAAAGGTAACACCCTTTCGACAACCACCGCAACGGCGAGCCTCGCGACCAGCGGCACTCTAACCCAGAACAATCAGCTCGTGGTCTCGGTTTTAACCCCGGCAACCAGCAACCCGACGAGCGCCACCGGCACCAATCAGATCGTCTTTCCAAGCTCCGTCGGAAACCGGCTTGCCAGCTACTCGATCGTCAACACTTCCGGCAGTGCGGTGACGCACGCCTGGGCACTGACCTCGCAAGCCGTTGGCGTGTCAATTGCAGCGTTCAGCCATCCATGATTAAAAACACCATTGCGACGGTGGTTGCCGGTCTGCTGCTCAGCGCTGTTGCCACCAGCGGCCTAGCGCGCAGCACCGGAACGCCGACGCAGGGGCCGCCCTATTACGTCGCGACCACCGGCAACGACGCCAACCCCGGCACCGCGGCGCAACCATTTCTGACGCTTGCGGCGGCGCAGACGGCGATGCGTGCCGGGACGGCAAAAACCACGTATATCCGGGGCGGCACCTATGTGCTGACCGCACCGCTCAGCCTGACCTCAGCCGACAACGGGGAGACCTGGGCCAGCTATCCCGGCGAGCAGGCGATCATCTCCGGCGGGCAGACTCTAACCACCGGGTGGACGATCTTCGACACGCCGAACAACGTCTGGCAGCTGACCGGCGTCAACTGGGATTTCCGCGAGCTTTACGTCAATGGCGTGCATGCCACGCGGGCCCGCGGCCCCGATCTGTCGCCGAACTATCCCTCGACCGCAGCAGGGTGGTCCATCGGTTCGACCGGCTACACGGCACCCGACAGCACGATCGCCGGCTACGCCAACAAGACCGATGTCGAGATCATCCAGCAGGGCGGCTTTACGATGGGGCGGTGTCTGATCGCCTCAGCCGTCGGCACGGCGATCACCATGTCGACGCCGTGCTGGACCAACGCCTACACCCTTTATCAGCAGGTCTCGAATTACCCACGGCTGCCGTCGTGGATCGAGAATGCTTACGAGCTGCTGGTGCCATGCGGCGCCGGCTGCTGGTATCGCAACCGCGCGACGAACACTCTCTACTATAAGCCGCGGGCCGGCGAGACGATGAACACGGTGCCGGTGGTCGCCCCACGATATACCGACCTGCTCGACGGCTCCGGGGTTGCCAATCTGCGCCTCAGCCGGCTGACGTTTGCCTATACCAACAATTTCGCTCCATCATCAGGGGGTATCGGGTACGTTGGGGTGCAGGCTGGCTATAGTTGCACGCACACCAACGGTGACGGCTGTCCGAACCTAGTCGGGCTCCCGCTACAGTGGATGCCCAGCCCGGTCGCGTTCGTCGGCGGCACCAACAATGTGACGATCGACCATTGCCTGTTCACCCATATCGGCGGGCGCGGGTTGTGGTTCGAGCACGGCAGCCAGCATGTGATGGTCTCGGCGAGCAAGTTCGCCGACAACGCCGGCGGCGGGTTTCAATGGGGCGACATCACCGATTTCGCCCAGAGCAATCCCGCGCTGCAGACCTCCGACATCGTGTTTCGCAACAATTCGGTGGATGCGCCGTTCGAATACACCGCTGGGATGGGCATCCTAGTGACCTACACGACCATCACGACCTTTGACCACAATGAGGTATTCGGGCCGACCTATGGCGGTGTAGGCCAGTATGGCTGGGGATGGGGGCCTGCCGCCAACCAGACCAGCTACTCGGGCAACCACCATGTCACCAATAATTACGTACACGACTACTGTCTTTACAACGATTGCGGCGGGATATATACCAACGGCAACTCCGTATCGAGCCTACCCAACATGGCCAGCGGCAATTATTTCAAGAATAATATCAATTCGGGCGCACAGGGTATTTACCTCGATCAAGGCTCGATGTATTGGACCGTGACCAACAATGTTGTGGACAGTCCAACCGGCACCCTGGCGCAATTTCTGTTTATCAATACCACCGACTCGCATAACAACACGGTGACCGGTAATTATACAACGGTCTCGGCTGTTACTGATGGCGGGATCAGCGACACGACCTCGCCGAATACGCTGGTGACCACTCCAATAACCACGCCACCCGCGGCGGTGACGATCATCAACAACGCCGGCATTCAGGCAGGGGTGACACCGGGGCCATGACCATAAAAATTCTGATTGTGGCATTGGCGGCGGCAGCGATTCTGACGCTCGCCGCTTTTGACGCGGACGGGTTGGGGGTCTTCTTTCGTTGAGCCAAGCTGAGCTCGATGGCCTGGTCCGACTACCGCACAACAATTGGCGGCCGCGGCCGTATCAGGCGAACCTCTGGAAATACCTCGAAAAGGACGGCAAGCGAGCGGTGGCGATCTGGCACCGCCGTGCCGGCAAGGACGAGGTTTGCCTGCACTGGTCGGCGGTCGCCGCGCACACCAGGGTCGGGGTGTATTGGCATATGTTGCCCGAAGCCAATCAAGCCAGAAAAGCCGTGTGGGACGCGGTCAATCCGCATACCGGGCTGCGCAGGATAAACGAGGCGTTCCCGCGCGAGCTCCGCGAGTCGACAAGAGAAACCGACATGGCGATCCGCTTTAAGAGCGGCTCATTGTGGCAGCTGGTCGGCTCAGACAACTACAATTCACTGGTCGGCTCGCCGCCGATCGGCGTGGTGTTTTCCGAATTTGCGCTGGCCGACCCTAGCGCGTGGGGTTATCTGCGGCCGATCCTGGCCGAGAATGGCGGCTGGGCGCTGTTTATCACGACCCCCAGAGGCCGCAACCACGCCAGCACGTTTTACGAGGCCGCCAATCAGGACGACACGTGGTTTGCCGAGCGTCTGCCGGCGACCGAGACCGACGTCTTTACCTGCGATCAGCTCGAGATCGAGCATCGCGAGCTGTTGCGCGAGTACGGCCCGGACGATGGCGAGGCGCGCTACCGGCAGGAGTACTTAGTTAGTTTCGACGCCGGCGTTATGGGCAGCTATTACGGTTCCCAGATGGAGGCAGCCGAAAAGGAAAAACGCATCACCCACGTCCTCCACGACCCGATCTTGCCGGTGCATACCGCGTGGGATTTGGGGATCGGCGATGCGACCGCGATCTGGCTCATTCAGCTGGCCGGGCAAGAGATCCGCATGATCGATTACATCGAAAACTCGGGTGTCGGGCTCGATTGGTACACACGCGAGCTCGACCGGCGCCCTTACAAGTGGGGTGAGCACGTCCTGCCGCACGATGCCGAGGCGCGCGAGCTGGGCACCGGTCGCTCACGGCTCGAGGTGTTGCGCAGCCTTGGTTTTCACCGCGTGCAGGTCATTGCCTCGCAGAAGATCGAGGACGGCATCAACGCGGCTAGGATGCTGTTGCCGCGGTGCTGGTTCGATGCGGAGAAGTGCGCGCGCGGGATCAGCGCGTTGCAGAACTATCGCCGCAGCTGGAACGAGAGCCTGCGCACCTACTCAGACCGACCGCTGCATGATTGGTCCTCGCACGCCGCCGACGCGCTCAGGTATTGGGCGCTCGCCAATGTGCGCAATGCGGGAAGTGCGCGGCCGTTGAAGTATCCCGATTTGGCAGTTGTCTAAGGAGCCCTCAATGAGCGGTTATTCGAGATGGATGGAACGGGCCTTTGTTTCTGGCATTTTTCCGCCGCAACACCTCGGGGTTTGCACGATCAGCGGCACCGGCACGGTCGGTCAGGTGCTGACCTCGACCAACGGGGCGTGGACCAACTCACCAACCAGCTACAACTATCAGTGGATACGGGGCCCGGGGACCAATATCGGCACGAATGCCAATACCTATACCCTGGCGGCCGGCGACAGCGGCTTTCCGGTGCGCTGTGCGGTGAGTGCCATCAACGCCGCCGGGACGACGCTCGGGCCGCCATCGGACCCGATCAGGGTAGCCTAAATCCCCGCCTTCGCGGGGACATGCCTTGCCATGGTTTAACGACGAAGGAAGAGCGATGAGTGATTTTGGACGATTGCAGGAACTGGCTCGCGCGGCCGGTGTACAGATCAATCCGCCGCGTAACACAGTGATCCCATACGTTTCGCCTGAAACGGTGGCGGTCGGCGAGGTGCTGAGCTGCACGATGGGCGAGTGGAACGGCGAACCGACCGAGTATGCCTATGCCTGGTTTCTCGACGGTGTCGATACCGGTGCGGTCGGCAGCAGCTACACGCCGGTTGCCGGCAACGAAGGACACAGCATCACTTGCGTGGTGACCGCAACCAACAACGCGGGGCAGGCCTCCGCACCGCCGTCAAATGCCGTCATGGTGACGGCGGTGGCGGCAGCGGCGGCGCGCAGCACCGAGCCTGCCACGTCACGCACCCGAACGACTCACACCGAGACGACGCGATGAGCATTGCCGATGCGCTGCGGTCGCGTGAACTCGAGGCCAGGGTCGCAGCACTCGAGCAGCGTGCCGAGGAGAGCAGCAATGGCGAGCTGGACCAGCGGCTAAAGCTGCTGCAGGGGCAGGTCAACAGTCTGCGTGCCAGGGTCGATCGGCTGACGCCGGCGGGGCCGCCCTTAAGTAAATGAGATAAACTATGCCGCTCGATAACACCGGCCTCTTTCCCAGCTCGGAAAGGCCGCGCGCCCGCCGTCGCGACCCTAAAGACCTGATGGCCGATGACGAGCTGCAGGACATCATCCGGCGCGAGTTGGGTCAGGCGATCGGCGCCGAGAACGGCAAATTGTCAAACGAGCGCATGGCCCTGATGCAAGCCTATCAGGGTGCGGAGTTCGCCGACCCGCCCCCCGGTCAGAACCGGTCCCGGGTCGTCATGCTGACCGTGCTCGAGACGGTCGAATGGGTGCTGCCCGCACTGTTGCGCATCTTTACCGCATCGGACAGCATCGCCGAGTTGGCACCGATCCGCACGACCATGACGCCGCCGCCAACCGTTCCCGGGATGCCACCGCCGCTCGATCCCGAGGAGGCCGCGCGCCAGGCCACGCTCTATGTCAATCATGTATTTAATGTAGATAA